CCTTCCAGTCCGAATTTCTTGATTCTAAAAGTTTTCCTTGGTAAGCTTCCTCACCTTGAGCCATCTTTCTTGCATGCATCATTTGTGCGTCCGCCATCAACATCTTCGTCTCTTGACGTTTTTTGAAGATGTGCGTACCTGCTTGTGCCGCCAATTTTATCGCGCTTAACCACATAATATTTATCCTGTCTCCTTTTACTCATGAATTCTATCATTTTATCTATTATTTGGAAAGCCCTGTAGCCGTTCTGCCTCCATCTCCAGGTCGGAGTATGGTGTGGTTTTCTTATTTTACAAGAAAACATCTGACCCCCAAACATATCTACAAATTTTTGTAGAGTATCTTTGTCTGTCATCTCTATTGTGCAAGCAAATTCTTTTTTTCTTCCTATTCCCTTTGACCAAATGCCAAAACTTCCTTCTCCATCAAATATCCCAGCTAGAAAAATTAATTTAGACGATACTGGAAGACTTTCGTATGAGTTTTTTGGTGTATTTTTTGACACTTTTAAACTTCTTTTCGGTTAGCCCTTGTGGGTTTGGCCCTCTTTTAGGTGGTGGCCCATAACGTACACCTCCGCTTAATCCTTTTTCATTACTTCTTGTCATTTACGTCTTTTATATCTTCCTTTTGATCTTACCTTCTCTTGACCAAATTTCTTTGATGTTTTATAGCTAGCACTTAAAATATAATCATCTGCCATTTGTTCAATTTCTTTAATATCGTCAGCTTCTATTTTTTTTTCAGATTTTTTTAACTTTGCTTTTAGATAACTAGCTGCATTTTTATAAATTTTATTACCTAATTGATATCTAGACATTATTTCTTGTTCATTTTCTCTCTCGCAACTTCTAAACGTTCATCTGATTGTTGGTCTTGTGTTGCAAGTCTATCATAATCAAAATCAAGTCTGTCCGCTGCTCTTTGATTTTCTTGATCTGCTCTAAATTTAGTCTCTTCTGCTTTTCTTTGAAGATCCATAGCTCTTAAATCAATTTCTTGTTGTTTAATTTTAATTAACGGGTCCTCTTTATTTTGATTTGCATTTTCTGTCTGTACTAACTCTTGAGTTATTTGTGCTGCAACCTTTGCAACTTCAGCTTCGAACATAATTTCAAACTGTTGAGGATCCTGTTGAGCCATTTGTGCCATTTCAGGATTTTCCATAATCATTTGTTTTACTTGTGCTTTAGCTTTAAAAGAAATGTGATCAGAAATATGTGATTGTAGTAGTGCATATACCTGAGGATTAATTTGTACCATTCTTGATGCCATAAACGCCATGTGTGCAGCGATGTGTGCATCATGATCTTGGAATTCAAACGCTGTAAGCAACTTCATTTGAAGTGCACGTGCATTTTCTTTTGCAGGATCTAAAGGTTCTGGCTGTTTTGGTGGTGGCTTTAGAATTTGATCTATAGTTTTAGTTCCAAGTGCTTCATAAACACGTCTATATGCTTCGTGTAAGTTGTGCATTTGTGGATTTGACTGTGCAATCTGCAATTGTGCTTGTGCTAATGTCACTCTTTGTGACATAGACATAATATTTGGGTCTGCCACAGGTAAAATATCTATTCTGTTATCAAAATCTGCTTGTTTTATTTGTCTTGGGCCACCGTAAACATCATAAGGATACTCTGGTGGTAAAGATTCACCACAAATTCTTGCTAAAATTTTAAATTCTAGTCTCATTGCATAGTAACAACGTTTGTGAACACCACTCATTACACGTGATCCTCTTTCCATAAGTGCAACAGTAGTTCCAACAGCTCTGTTTTGAGCATCGTTACCAATATTTGAATCTGTTATCGCTGCAAACTTTTGTCCTGCTTGAACAACAAAGCCCATTAAGTTGTAAAGTGTAGGTGATGGCTCTGTAAATGGTAAATTAAAAAATTGATCTCTAATATTTCCACCAGGTGCATCTACATCTCTAAACTCTCCTGGTTGAATTGGCTGATCATCATCTCTTACTCTAATACCACGTGATTTAAAACCTGCTGGTAAATTTTTTAAAGTACCCGCATCAATTAATTGTCTTAAAGATTGAGTTGCTGCTTGTGATAAACCACCAATCATATGTGTTAAACCAAAACCGTAAAAACCTAGTCCTGGTAAAAATTTGTAATGAACAAAATATTCTGTTCTAGAGTAAGTTATATCATTAGGTTTATAGTTTCTGTAAATAGATAAAACTTCTCCACTACCTTCATCAATAGTTACAATGTATGGAATTTTAATCTTCTTAGCTTTGTCATCAAAGTCTTCAAAATCATCTAAGTTTAAATCTACATGAATTTCTAAAATTGTATTTAAATAATCTGTACCTGTGTTTTTAATACCTTCTAATTCATTTAGTTTTTTTTCTACTGAATCGGGTTCTGTAGTTGAATCAATTAACTCTATATCTCTATAAAATCCTGCAGCCATTTTTTTAGTGACATCATTAGTTGTCATTTTAATAACGTGAGTAATTCTTTCACAGTCTTTTAAATCTGAGGCATAGTATGGAACTACTAAATCTTCTGCTGGTATAAATTTAGATACAGGTCTATCTAATAATGCATCGTAATAAATTTTCTTAAATGTAGATCCTGATAAGGGTAGATAAAATAACATCTGATCCATGTCAGTTGTATAATCTTCCATCTCCTCCATCAGCAGGTAGTTCATATAATCTTTAACTCTATCTGCTTGTTGTTCGGTAGCCGGTGTTTGTAAACCTATGACTTGTGTTCGAACTGGCCCATCAGATGGAACAAGTTCCTTATATGCTTGTGCTTGAAATTGTGTAACTGATTCAGCTAACAATGGATGCGTGACACCGGAAGCTCCTTTAAATGGTCTTGATACTTCTTGATATCTAGTTCCTAATAAATCTAAACCTTTAATATAAGCATCTTCCCATTCTTTTCTAGATGTCTTATCTTTTTTATATTCTTCAATAAGTTCCAGAGCCATCTCTTTAAGCTCTCGCTCATCCATGTCTTCTGCAAGGTTTGCATTAAAATCGTCTTGAGGTCTTTCCTCTACAACCTCTTCTTCTCCTTCAACTTCTACGTCAATTGGAAGACCCTCTGGTTGCTCAACTACTTCTTCTGCTAATTCCTCTGTTACTTTTTCTACTGCCATGATTAATTGTACCTTATTGGTTTAAACATATCCACTACAAGTCCGCCTTTGGACTTGTACGTTTTTTGTGTATTTCTCATTAGTGGAACTACTTTAATCGCATATGCATCAAAATACAAGCGTGGATCCCCTGCAGGAATATTCTTAGTTCCTTTTTCTGGATTCATACCAGAATTTACATGGTAACTACTTTTAATTTCTTTTCCTTTAAGTGGATGATCTGATGGGTATTTGAAGTTATCACTACTAACATTTTTATATGGTTTTGTTGGATCTGATAGAGATATCTTTGTGGGTCCTGCGCTTGATCCATAGAACCTTGCGTTCTTACCCATAACATCTGGAAGTACTGCTTTACCTTTTTTACCTATACCTTTACCATTAGAATAACCGTAAAATCTTTCGTTACCCGCTTTGTACCCTTGTCTGAAACTTACTTTGTCAAACGGGGCAACGGCTACGTAATCAACATTCTCTCTTGCAGCCTTTTGCATCAAATATTTTATTGCATGATCTCCGTATGAATCTGATTCAACCATTGGAAAGTAATCTTTTTTATCGTCACCGTAAGTATTTCTTCTTGTAGTTAATCTTTTTAATTTTGTATTAATATCTTTCATGGATGCACTGATTGCATTTACTCTACCAAACTCATTGTTTGCTACAGCTTCATCTAAATCTTTAAGCATTTTACCTCGTTGGCCAACAAGCAAATTTAATTCTATGTCAGCATTAAAGGGATTCAGTCTTCTCTCTCCTGATAGTTGTGCGGCTTTAGTCATACTTTTTGCAATACTCTGGTTTACATCAGATTGTATTTCATTAATCATAAATACTTTTTTACCATCAGGTGTGAACCTTGTATCGAATCTAATATGATAAATATTATTTACATCACCAATCTCATCTACAAAGTGTCCACCTTTATTTCGAAGTGATGCATTAGTTGTTATATCTTCAGGTAATGTAAAGATAGTTTCTCTGTAATCTTTACCACCTTGTAATGTGTAATTAGATTCATTTCCGTATCTAGTTTTATTGTTTTTTAAGGGTCCAACTTTATTATTTACTTCTCCAATAAGTTTGTTTAAAGCCCTTTTTTGATCTATAGGTAATTCACTAGTTGATTTTTTTAAAAACTCATTCATATTATCGAGTTGTGGTCTACTTGGTACGCCATCAGATTGTAGTTGATATTGTAATTCATCAAGGTTTCTTTTTAATGAGTCTGTCCCTCTATATTTTACTTGTAACGCTTGAACATAATTTTTTGCATTTTTATTAGCTACATCAAATGCTTCTTGTGCACCTTTGTTAACACCGAGTTCAATTGGTTTTAATCTATTGATAGGGTTTAGTTTGATCATTGCTCCTACTTCATTAGCATCAAGCTTTAGACCAAATTTCTTTGCTGCATATAACAGGCCACCTGTAAGATCTCCTGCTTCATTAAATACTGCTAAATTAGAATCGAATAATTCTTCTTTGGATACACTAACTTCTTTACCGGCAAAGGGACCTTGATCGTATTTAAATCTTTTTTGTTCACGAACAGTCTTCTGTGCAGGCTTACCAAATATTTTAAAGTTTACTTTTCTAGTAGATGTTAAATGGTCTAGC